CGGCCCCCTCGCGCGTTGCGCTCTCTGCCGTCGCCGCAACCGTCGCCGGCAACTACACCACCTGTCACGAAAACGCCGAGCAGTTGATCGCGCTGCAGGCTCGCGTGCGCGATGGCGAGGAACCTGCCCCATGAACAAGCCCAACAGCCTGCGCGCGGCGCTTACCGCAGCGCTGCCCGAGTTCGCGCGCAATCCCGACCGGCTGCACATCTTCATCGAACACGGGTCGATTGCCGTCACCGCAGCGAAGTCGCTGTCGTTCGAATATGCGTACACGCTCGACATCGTCGTGACCGAGTACGCCGGCCATTCGGATCACCTGATGGTCCCGATCATCGCCTGGCTGAAGATCCACCAGCCCGAGCTGCTGCTCAATCGTGACCTCTGCCGCGACGGGTTCAAATTCCAGGCCGAGCTGCTCGACAACGACAAATCCGACGTCGAGATCCTGCTGAAGCTGACTGAGCGCGTCGGCGTGGTCGAGCAGCCGGGCGGCTATGAGATTCGCCACTTCGGCGAGCCCCCGATCGCGGCGGCCTGATGGTCGATCGACTGTCCCGCGCCGAGGATTGGGCGTCTGGCCTGCTCGGCCAGCTCACGCCCGCGCAGCGCGTGGTCCTGGCGAAGGGGCTGGCCGGCGAGCTGCGCCGGCGTCACTCGCGACGCATCGCCGAGGCCCGCAACCCAGACGGTAGCCGCTTCGCGCCGCGCAAGCCGCAGGCCCGGCGCAAGAAGGGGCGCATCCGGCGCGCGATGTTCGCGAAGCTGCGCACCGCCCGCTTCCTCAAAACCGCCGCGACGGCCGACGCTTCCGTGCTGCATTTCACGCGCCAGGTCGAGCGCATCGCACGCGTGCACCAGGAAGGCCTGCGCGACCGCGTCGAGCGCAACGGCCCGATCGTCCAGTATCCGGTGCGCGAGCTGCTCGGCCTGGCCGATATGGACGTCGACCGGATCGCCGACATCGTCCTGGATTTTCTGTCGCGATAGCGCGACGAAAAGCCCGCTTGCGCTAGGCCGCGGTTGTCAGCCAGCCGCATACAACCCTTTTCGCGTGACCCTCTCCCGCGCGCGCGGCATCCTCGTCGCATGGATGATTTTGCCGACCTGAACCGCCGCCTCGAAAGCCTCCTGCGCGAGGGCACCGTGATCGACGTCGACCATGGCACCCGCCGCGTTCGCATCGAATCCGGCGGCCTGCAAACCGACTGGATTCGCTGGCTCGCGCAGCGCACCGGCGACAGCATCGTGTGGGACCCGCCGTCGATCGGCGAGCCGGGCCTGCTCCTCTGCCCGTCCGGCGAACCGACGACGGGCCTTTTCCTGCCTGGCGTGTATTGCGACGGCCACGACTCGCCCAGCTCGAGCCCGACGCAGCACGTGCGCGTCTACCGCGACAGCGCACGCATCGAGTACGACTTCGCCGCGCACGCGCTCACCGCCACGTTGCCGGCGGGCGCCACCGTACACGTCATCGCACCGGGCAGCGTCACGGTCGAAACCAATACCGCGACAGTCAAAGCGAAATCCGTCACGCTCGACGCCGACGACACGACCGTAACGGGCTCGCTGCTCGTGAAGGGTCCGCTCACGTTCGAATCTGGCGCGAGCGGCAAGGATGGACGTGGCAATGGCGGTGGCGGCGACGTCATCAAGATTCAGGGCAACGCTCGATTCACCGGCACCGTGACCGCTGACGTCGATGTGCAGTCGCGCAACGTCAGCCTCGTGGGCCATCCCCACCAGGCACAAGGCGAATTCGCCACGACCACGAAGCCGATCGCAGGTGGCGCATGATCGGCATGAACGCCCGCACCGGCCGCGCGATCGCCGGCCAGGCCCACATCGAGCAATCCGTCGCCGACATCCTGTTCACGCCGCTCGGCACGCGTGTGATGCGCCGTGAATACGGCTCGCTCCTTCCCGAGCTGATCGACGGCCCGGTCAATCCGCTGATGCGCATGCGCGTCATGGCGGCGTCTGTCATGGCGCTGGCCCGCTGGGAACCGCGCATCCAGGTCAACCAGGTGGACTTCGGTAGCACGGGCATCGACGGCGGCGCTGTGCTCGAGCTGCAAGGCGAGCGCACGGACGGCCCGCGCGCGGGCACGACGTTCGCCATGCGCCTGCCGGCAGCAAACGGGCGAGGTGCGGTATGAGAACGACGCCGATCGACCTGTCGCAGCTCCCGGCTCCGGACATCGTCGACGAACTCGACTACGAAACGATCCTGGCCGAAAAGAAGGCTCGCCTGGTCGCCCTGTATCCGAGGGAACAGCAGGACGAAATCGCGGCCGCGCTCGAGCTCGAATCCGAGCCGATGGTGAAGCTGCTGCAGGAAGCCGCGTACGAAAAAATGCTGCTGCTCGCGCTCATGAACGAGAAGGCGCGCGGCATCCTGCTTGCGTATGCGAAGGGCACGACGCTCGAGCACATCGGCGCGCTCTTCGACGTGGACCGCTTGATGATCTCGCCGGGCGATCCGGACAAGGGTGTCGATCCCGTCTACGAGGACGACGACAACCTGCGCGAACGCATCCAGCTCGCACCGCGCGGCTTTTCGGTCGCCGGGCCGACCGACGCGTATGTATTCCACGCGCGGGCCGCTGACGGGCGCGTGAAGGCCGCGACCGCCTACAGCCCGTCGCCGTGCGTGATGATCGTCACGGTCCTGTCGCGCGAAGGTGACGGTACAGCGAACGAGGAACTGCTCGGCATCGTCCGGAAGGCACTGGAGAAGAAGCGGCCGCAGGCCGACGAAGTGATCGTGCAGAGCGCGAAGATCGTCCGTTACGCGATCCAGGGGACGCTGCGCTTCTTCGACGGCCCGGATCGCGCGGTCGCGCTCGCGGAAGCGCAGAAGAAGACGCTGCAGTTCGCCGAATCGATGCACCGCCCCGGTTCCGAGATCACGAAGGATGGTCTGTACGCGTCGATGCGCGTCGCCGGCGTCCAGAAGGTGCTGCTCGACACGCCGGCCGAAGGCGTGGCGATCGCGATTGACCAGGCGCCGTACTGCACGGGTGTCGAGCTGAAGGACGGCGGGGTGGCCGATGACTAAGCTGCGCCCCTCCCTGCTGCCGCCGAACGCGACGGTGCTCGAACGTCGCCTGGCGCAAGCCAACGCCGACGTGCTCGACATCCCGGTCGAGATTGACACGCTGATGGACCCGGATCGCATCCCGCTGCGCTTCCTGCCGTGGCTCGCCTGGCACATGGGCGTCGACACCTGGCGCGACGAATGGCCCGAGCAGGTGAAGCGCGCACGCGTGAAAGCCGCGATCCGCATCGCCCGCAAAAAGGGCACGGCCGACGCCGTGCGCGACGTCTGCGCGTCGTTCGGCGCGAACGTCGTGATGCGCGAATGGTTCGAGAAAACGCCGCGAGGCGTGCCGGGCACGTTCGAGATCGTGATGACGGTAGGCAGCCGTGACGGCGTGCCGGCCACGGCGCAGTACGTCAACGACATCCGGGCCGAGGTCGATCGCGCGAAGCGCGGCACCGCCCACTACACCTTCACGCAGGGCTTCAGCATGCACGGCTCGATCGGAGTCGCATGCGGCGTGCGCGCGGCCGTCTATCGCCGCCTCTCTCTCACGGACTGACGAACATGGCTGGAAACCTCATCTACATTACGGACGCCGGCCGCGCCGCACTGGTGGCGCCCGGCAACACCGGGACGAACGCACACCAGGTCACGCAGATTGGCCTCGCTACAGCGGCGTTCGTGTTCAAGCCGGACATGATCGCGCTTCCGAGCGAGCTGAAGCGCATCACGACCTTCGGCGGAGATACTGTCGCGAAGGACACGATCCACATCGTGATCCAGGACGACAGCGCGGACCAGTACAAGCTGTACGGCTTCGGGCTGTACCTCGAGAGCGGCGTGCTGTTCGGCGTCTACGTGCAAAACGATCCGATCCTCGAAAAAGCGCCGGCGTCGATGCTGCTGCTGGCGGCCGACACCGTGTTCGCCTCGATCGATGTGACGAAACTGGTGTTCGGGCCGACGTCGTTCCTCAATCCGCCGGCGACCACCGAGCGCAAGGGCGTCGTC